CTAGGAATTTCTTGGACGGCAGTTACTGGCGCAATCGGTTACAACATTTACGTTGGTACTGCAACTGGTACTGCTAACTGTACTTTCCAAGGCACCGCACAAGGAACTTCTGCGGTAATTCAAGGCGCAGGAACTATCGGACTTACTGGAAATAACTTCGCACTCACCACAACAGGTGCTGCGGCTTCACGCGCTAACGCAGATACATCTGCTTACGCAACAGGTTATGACGGAATTCTTCCAACAGTTCTTGGTTCTTCTTCAGGTTACAACAACACAATCAACACAACATTTAGCACTTCTAACCCAGGTGTTGAATATCAGACTGTGTTCTATAACCTTTACAACAACGTTAAGGCTGACCCAGACGAGATTCTTATCAACGGTGCAGACCGTAAGCAACTCTCTGATTCAATCAAGAACGGTTCAACTGCTAACTACCGTCTAAACCTTACTCAAACAGAGTCAGGCGATTACGTAGGTGGAGCAACAATCGGTGGTCTGTATAACGAAATTACAGGCAAGATGGTTCCTCTTACAGTTCACCCTTGGTTGCCTCAGGGCGTTTCTCCAGTTCTTTCATATACTCTTCCAATTCCTGATACTGAGGTATCAGATGTTTGGGCGAACTATATGGTTCAGGACTATATGGGAATCCAATGGCCAGTAACACAGTTCTCATACGACTTCTCAACTTACTTCCGTGGCACATTCTTCTGCTCTGCTCCTGCTTGGAACGGCGCAGTATCAGGAATCGTAAACGCATAAGTAGATAGTTAATGTTAGAGTGGCGCGTCATATAGTGGGCGCGCCACTACTAGCAGGAAGGAATAATTATGGGCAAGATGATTCCACCGCAGGGATTAAGAGAAGTATCTATTCAAACAGAACGCGGTACAAAGGTTTACAGGGCTGACCGTTCAGGGTTAATTAACGTAGATAATCCTAAACACGCCGCACAAATGAAAGCAGAAGGTTTAGGAGTAGCGAGCGCAGGTGGCGTAGCAGACACAGAAGGCTTTCCGTGTTCTGAGTGCGGCTTCGGTAGTTATTTCAAAAAGTGTTCGCGGTGCGGACACGAAAACGAACGGATTATGAAAGACGGTGACTAAATGGCTACAGGTATTACTACACAGACGCCGTTCTTCGAACAACCTTACATAACCTTACAAGAATTTAAAAACGCGCCAACTTCTATTGACTATAACAATTTAGTAGTAGGCGGTAATCAGGACGCACAAGACGCGGAATTAACAAGGCTAATTCTTCGCGCTTCTTCCTTCTTAGACGAATATTTAAATCAAAATTTAAGCGCGCAGACACGTACCGAAACGCAACGTACGCGCTTTACACCACAAGGCTTTATAGCGTTACACCCTAATAACAATCCTATTATTTCTTTACAAAGTTTCTCCTATGGTCCTACTCCTAACGAACTTATAACGATTCCTGATTGTTCTCTATCGTGGTTTGAAGACCAGCAAATAATTATTCCCGTATCACAAATGTCTTTAACTTGGTCAAGTAGCGGTCCACTTTCTTTCGGTGGTGGTGGCTCTAATTACAATCAGATTTATTGTCAATATAACTACACAAGCGGTTACGTAAATAACCCTATTGCTACGGCAGTTGCGCTCGCTTCTTCTATGACCGTATCTAATGCGGCAGGTATTCAGGCTGGCGGTCAATACCGAATTTATGACGGCGCAAAAAGCGAAACTATTACTGTTGCTTCTAACTATACGTACGGTTCTACAACCGTTCCTTTGGCTAGTGCTTTGGTTTATACGCATACCGCAGGAGTTACTTTCGGCAACTTGCCACAAGCGATTAAGCAAGCAACGATTCTTGTTACAACCGCGTTCGCAAAGGTTCGTGGCGATAGGTCAATGACTATGGGTATTACTACTACCGCGCAAAGCGTTACTGACGGCGCGCAACGTTATGGAAACGAAATCGCTATGGCGATTGAAATGGTTACCCTTTATAGAAGGGTTCGTTAATGGCAGGGCGCGTAGGCGTAAGAGATACGTTATATGCGTTTATTTCAAATCCGCCTATTCAAGATTTAAACCAAGTCTTTGTTTCTTTTCCTAAGCGTATTGACTTTCAAGTAAACGCACAGGCAGGACAAATGAGCCGTGCCGCAGTAGTAATTTTTATTCAATCAGAAACAGAAAATCGTTTGGCTATTGGTGGCGCACATAGTGGTTGGAAGAGAGTTGATTACTCTGTAATACTTCAAATCTTTCACCACTCGTTACACCAATTAGCCGAAACTGCTATGGCAGATTTTGATATACTTGTAGACGCAATTAAGACACGGCTACGTTCTGACCATAACTTTGGAGACTCAACAGGTATCCTAGTGTGGCAAGGAGCAGAGCCAGTTATTAACGGCTTATATGGTGAACCTTCGACTTCTGCTGAAGGAGCAACGGAAACGTTTGCTGAACTTCAGTTTGATGTAACTGAAATGATTCAAGCATAAGGAGAAAAAATGAAATACAAGTACGTAGGAACAGATGAGCGTGTGTTTCCTTCGCTTGGAATCGTAGTGAAACCAAACGAAGAGTTTGACGCGCCTGATAACTTTAGTGCGGCAGATGTAACTCTTGCTGGCGCGAAAGTATCTACACCAGCACCAAAACCAACAGAACCAATTAAGTCTGCCGCGTCAGACACAACAGTAGGAGAGTGAATCAATGTCCGTACAAGCGTCCGTACGTTCCTATTTAGGTATTGCTAAAGAAGTTACCAAAGGAACAGTAGTAGCACCAACAGATTTTATCCCTGTAGCAAAGGATAATTTAAAGCCAGTAGATTTAGTAGACCCACTTTATGACACAGGCTTGCGTGGCTCTAACGTAGTTAATTACAACTACATTCAGGGTCGCACACGTTCTACTTTTGATTTCGGTGGTGCGGTATTTGCCGACACAATCGGTTATTCAATCGCAGGACTTCTTGGCTCAGTAGCAACAACAGGTGCTAGCGCGCCTTATACACATACTATTAGTCTTGAAAATAGTCTTACGTCAGATGTAGACGTACAACCAATTTCTTATACTCTTACCGATTTCTATGCGGTAGAAGTACGCTCATACCCAGGTTGCCAGTTTAGCGATTTCTCTTTGAAGTTTAACGCTGACGGTATGTTGGAGTATGACGCAAAGACAACAGGTTGGGCTTCTACAACAGTATCTGACCCAACACCTACCTTCTCAACAGTACTTCCTACTCCTGTATGGCGTGGAACTGTTTCTATTGCTGGTGCTTCTGTGGCAACCGCTATGGAAGGTAATATTGATATGACTCGTGCGGCAACGCCAATCTACGGTATTTCTAATACACAGAACCCATATCAAATCTTTCTTGGACCACTTGAAGTAACAGGTTCAATTAAGTTCGTTATGGAAAATGATTCACAGTTGCTTAATTTCCTTAATAACTCACAACCTGCGATTGTCCTTGATTGGGCTTACGGTTCAGGCGCAACACAAGTACAAATTTCCGCAACTATTACTAAGGGTGCTTATACTGCCGCAGTAATCGAACGTGGAGATGACTTCGTTAGCGTTACAATCGAACTTAATGGTCAAGCAACCACAACTGACGCTGGTTCAACTGGCGGTTACGCACCTATTAAGTGGGTACTAAAGAACGCAAAGGCTTCAGGAACTTACGCATAAGTTTCTGAAACAGTAGTGCTCAGGGGTTGGTAGAGCAGACGCCTTCCCTGCTCCCACCCCTGAGCACCTTTTTAAAGTATCATTTGGAAGGCACATTACCGATTGGAAGGAAAACAAAATGGCAGAAAAAGTAGTAACGCTTCCTAGTGGAGCAACTGTAACAATTCGTGACCCTAAGGAACTGCGCGTAAAAGACCGTAAAAAGATTTACGCTAATGCGGCAAAGGCTGACGAAGGAATTATGCAAGCCCTATCTTTAACAGACGGACTTCTTGCGGTCTTAATTAAAGAGTGGTCATTTGATTTGATTATTCCGTCAATTCGAATTACTACCCTTGAAGAACTTGAAATGGCTGACTATGACTTCTTAACCGAAGAAACAAAGGACGCACAAAAGATTCTATTTCCAAATCTAAATAAGACGGACGAAACAGAAAAAGACCCTGAAAGCCCTTTCGACAACTCCAACGATTAAAATGGATACTTGAAGGTGGAGAGCGACACGAAGCCTTTTCCTATCCTGACGAAGAGTGGTACTACTACGTTTGTGCGGAAAGGTTTGGTTGGACACCTTCACAGGTAGATGAGCAACCTGCTCACTTACTTGATTGGTTAATTCATATTGCAGGAGTAGTGAGAGAAGTAGAAAATGATAGTCACAAACCTTAAACAGGTTCGCCAAGCCGTAGAGAAGGCTGGCAAAAGCATAGATAAAAGTGCTGAAGCCTGTCGTGACGAAATGATGACTACTTTAATTCAACTCTCCAAAGAAATGATTTCGGGTAAGCGCGGTAAAACTAACGGCGTATGGGATAAGGCAACCGCAGGTCAGCCACCTATGAACCGTACTGGTAATTTACGGCGTTCTATCCGTGGTCAAAAATTTAATAAAGGTTTTGGCAAATATGAAGCAATCGTTGGACCAACAATTATCTATGGTCGCGCAGTAGAATTAGGCGGTAAGTACGCACCACGCTCTTGGAAAGGAACTTCTGCTATGGACGGATTCACATATATGAACCCTGCTTTCCAAAAATTTAAAGTACAAGTTCC